AAGTGTAGTAGATAGAAATGTTGCACAGATAGGAAGTTATGCTGTACAGAAGGCAATAAGAAAAACTAAACGAAAATTTATTGCAGTTAGTTGTCATAATGATATAATAGATTGGCTTTTGCCTGATTGGATATTTAATACTGATTCTATGACCTTTCAAAAACTTGAAGGGCAAAAAAAAAATAGACCAAAAATTAAATTTGAAATATACAATACAAGAGATAAAACAATTTGGAAAATGTTTGCTAAACATCACTATTTAAGTCATACACATAATAACGCCGCCAATGTTTATGTAGCATTTGTTAATGAACAATTAGCAGGGTTTATAAGTATATTACATTTTCCACACGCAAAAGTAAAAAACATAAAAAGAGTACATAGACTTGTGGTTATGCCTGATTTTCAAGGAATTGGAATTGGTGTTAGATTATTAGAATATATAGGTAAAAAATATATCAATAATAAATATAGATACAGAATTACAACATCCGCACCAAGTTTAATAAATTTTTTTAAAAATAGTTTATTTTGGAAATGTCATCATTTTGGAAGATTAGGCAGGGGGAGTTCAAGTGGAGTGATGCATAATAAAAACATAAAAAACAGCACATCTTCTAATAGAATAACTACAGGGTGGGAATATAAATTATAATAGATTAAATAATACAAATGGCACAGAATAAAAAAGAGAAATTATTAAAGGCGTTAGAAGAAACGCAAGGACTAATATACCACGCTTGTAAAAAAGCAGGAAACATAAGCAGAAGTACATACTATCGTTATATGCGAGAAGATGAAGAATTTGCTAAAGCAGTTGAAGATATTAAAGAAGCACAGATAGATTATGTAGAAGGGCAATTAATAAAGAATATATCTAGCGGTAAAGAAACAAGCATAATCTTTTATCTAAAGTCAAAAGCTAAAGATAGAGGATATGCAGAGAAGTTAGATATAACAAGTGGTGGTAAATCACTTACTGAACTTAAAATAGAAGTTATTGATACAGGCAAAGATTAAGACAACAAATGTATTTCACAAGGCGTATGGGTCTAAAACTAGAATAACGTGCTTACAAGGGGGTACACGTTCTANTAAGACCTATTCGCTTTGTCAGTTGTTTATTGTTAAATGCTTAGAAGAAACAGGTAAAGTATTTACGATATGTAGAAAGACATTACCAGCATTAAAGGGGACAGCGTATCGCGATGTAATTAATATCCTAAAAGAACTAGATTTATATTCAGAACTCAATCACAACAAATCTGAATTATCATATACGCTTAATGGCAATCTAATCGAATTTATTTCGGTTGACCAACCGCAGAAAATTAGAGGGCGTAAGCGTGATTATCTTTGGCTTAATGAAGCAAACGAATTTGACTTTGAATCTTGGGTTCAGTTGTCTTTAAGATGCACAGGAAAGATATACTTAGATTACAATCCTTCAGACCCTTATTCGTGGATATATGACAAAGTAATAACTAGAGATGACTGCACATTCTTAAAATCAACATACAGAGCAAATCCATTTTTAGATAAAGATACAATAGCTGAGATTGAAAGATTAAAAGAACTAGACCCTGACTATTGGCAAGTATATGGATTGGGCGAAATAGGTTCTGTTCAAACAATGATATTCAGAAAGTTTGAATTAGTTGATGAAGTACAAGGACGCTTAGTTGGTTATGGATTAGATTTTGGATTTACTAATTCACCGTCTGCATTAGTAGCTGTATATCAATCTGATGATAATTTATACATCAAAGAGATGTTATACGAAAAGAGATTAACCAATACTGACTTAGCTAATAAGCTACGTGAATTTAGAATAGATAGACAATCTGAAATAATAGGCGATTCAGCAGAACCTAAAACAATAGAAGAAATATATAGACAGGGCTTTAATATAAAACCAGCTAAGAAAGGTGCAGGAATACATTTAGGAATAGATATTATGCGTAGGTATAAGCTGCATATAACTAAAGATAGTTTAAATGCTATTAAAGAATTTAGGTCGTATAAATGGGCTACAGACAAAAATGGTGATGTATTAAATACACCCGTAAAGATTAATGATCACTTAATTGACGCAACACGTTATTTATGCTTAAACAAGCTGTCAGTTAATCATAGTGGTAAGTATTATATATTGTAAAAAACGAATTATTAACTTTTATATTTATTAATGATGAAACAGGTCAAATTAAGCATACCTACAGAATGGTCTGATATAACGATAGGAACATATCAGAAATATGTGGACATTCAATTAGGTAAAGGAAGCGAGAAAAAAAAGATTGTAGATAGTTTAGCTTTATTATGCGGAACTACAACAGCGATAGTTAAGAAAATGAATTATAAAGACCTGATAGAAATAATGGATATATTAAAGAAAATGATTGATTCAGAACCAAATAAAGAACAATTTAGAAAGACGTTTGTTTTTAAAGATGATGAATATGGTTTTTGTCCAAATCTTTCTGCAATAACAACAGGCGAGTATATTGACTTAGAAGCATACTGTAAAGATGATCCAATTAAAAACTTACACGTTATTATGTCNATANTNTATAGAAAGATAACATTTAGTAGAGGTGATAGATANGCNATNGAAGAATACAATCCTGAAGAATTTAAAGAAGAATTATTTAAAGATTGTCCAATGGATATAGCATTAAGTTCGCTAGGTTTTTTTTTGACTTTAGGATTGACATTGGCGAAAAGTTCAGCCAACTATTTGGAAGCACAGGAACTGAAACAACAAAAGGCGTAAGTTTACAATCCAAGTGGGGGTGGTATAATACGCTATATAGTTTGTCCACGTCAATACTTGATATACAAAAAATAACAAAACTGCCTATATTGGAAGTGTTAACATACTTAGCATATACGCAAGATTATAATACAAAGCAAAACAATAAATATTAGTTATGATAACATTTAGAAACGTAGTCGGATTTTTAGAAACAATAGCAGAAAAGCATTTTGAAATAAACAGCTTTCATTCTGGCGGAATGTCCGAAGTTGATATTAATAAACTAGGTGCTACTGATTATGTTATTCTATATGCTGAACCAGGCGAAGCTACTATCAACACAGGCGTTATGACTTACTCGTTTACTATCTATGTTATGGATATGACTAACGACCAAATATTAGGAGACGCACCTAATAACGAAAGAACAGCAAGAACAGATACTTATTCTGAAACGCTACAAATAATGCAGGACGTTATAAACGAATTTAAACAATCAATGTACTCAACATCTTGGGTAGATAATGAAGTGGTATTACAAACACCGATCACAGTAGAACCATTCACAGCAAGATTTGAAAATGAATTAACGGGCTGGGCTGCTGATATTACTATTGAAGTTAATAACACTAACAATCTTTGTATTGTACCTATAACACCGAATAGCTAATGGACTTCCCTAAAACTAAAAAGATGTTAAAACGATTTGCCAAAGCTATTATGAGAGCAGGTCGAATAAGATTAGCTGCCGCAGGAATGGGAAGTTCAAGATTAATTAAAAACTTCAGCTATCAAATAGGGACAATTACAGAAGGTGATTTACCTAAAGCAGTATCATTTACATTTGGCGGTTCTAAAAAGTATTGGCAATTCGTGGATGAAGGCGTTAGAGGTTCAGGGGGTTTTAAAGGTAGTGGTAGAGCAAGAGGTGGTAAAAGTCCATTTAAATTTAAAAAGAAGAATATAGCAAGAGGTGTTATTGAAAAATGGATAGGAACAAAGGGCGTGAGGTTAAGAGGTAAAGATGGAAGATTTAAAACAAAGTCAGCTTCTAATGTAAGAGGTGCTGCGTTTGTAATAGGTCGAGCAATAGCACAAAGAGGATTAACACGAACACAATTCTTTTCAGCACCATATAAAAAAAATATGAAATATTATATTGATAAAATAGTTAACGCTTACGCAGAAGATATAGAAGATGATATAGTAAGCAAAGTAAAAGGTATAAAATAAATAAATTATGGCATTTGCATTTGTACAAGAACCGATAGGAGATAGTGGAACTATACCTGTGATAACTAATTGGACACCAATAGTACCCTATACTGTATATAGGAGTGATAGTATTACGTCTTGGTATTTCTATAAAATAGTATTAGAAGTTAGATTAGATGACGCTTCAGGAACATTATTGGCAAAGATAAAACAAAGAAGAAACGGACACGCTGCTGACGTTAGTTCTAATTATGCAAGAGCAATTTTTGATTTAAGAGATATTGTTAATTCTCAATTAGAAGATACTATTGCTGACGCAGGTGCTTCTACTAAATCAATTCATACTGTTGGTGCAAATACAGCTACTTTACCATTTAGCCAGAACAACAATCAAGTAAAAGAAATATATGTAAAAGCATACGAATTTTATTCTGACGCAGCAACCACGCCGCCATCAGACCAAACAGGAAGTGCTATTAACGATACTAAATTTTATATAGGTGCTTCATTAGATTTAAACACAGCAAGAGGAACAGCGGACTTTCAAGATACTCAATTCGCATCTTATTCTTTAGATGGTG